GGACGAGCTGTCAGCGTCGAAGATAGGTTCGATCCTGATGCGCTGGCGGTCGTCTTCGTCGTTCTCTTCGTCTTCGTAGACTGTGCGCAAACGCCATGCTCCGATGCCGCCGCCGACTGCTTCCTCGAAGGCGTTATCGTAGGCCTCATCCGCGACGGATGCCTGCTCGTCTGCACGATACAGACCGTCGCAGACCTCGGCCAGCTTGTCGTTTTCCTGGCCATCCTTGGACACGTAGTCCACCGTGATGCGGTTGTTGCGGTACTCGTTGATGATGCGAATCACCGAGAGCATGATCTTGTTGACCTCGAACTTTGGCTTGTTCTCGTACAAGTCCCAAAGGGGGCCTTCCCACTGGCTGCCTGCCAGAGAGTAGAAGCGCCGATCCTGGAGGCATTGCAGGCGCTCGTCGCGGAGGGCTGTCTGTACGTCATCAAACTGCGCCAGGGCTTCTGAGTGAAGGTTGGCGAGGCGTTGGTCGTTGCTCATTCGGGCCATGTTGGTTCCTCAATTTGTGCGGATTATCTCACCGCGCTTAAAAAATCACCACTTCTTCAAATTTGGCAAAGGGACGAATGATTGCTGCTTGTTTGCCGGCAGACGCTGCACCAGGTTGATGGCGTCGAACATGGGGTCAAGCTGGTCATCGTGTGCGCCAGACGGAAAAGCGGCAACCTCGGCCAGAAAATCGGACAGCCAAGGCGCATCGTTTGGAAGCAGGACGTTGCCGGACTCAATGAACGGTGCTGCGTCGTAGCCTCGGCTGATCTTGTCCTTGTTGCGCTGCACGGCCACCACCGGGATGCCCTCGCGCCGAAAGGTCTGGATCAATCCTGTGCCAGACACCTTGTCTTCAACGTACATGCCGCGCATGGCAGAGCCTAGGGCCACGGGCCGCTGGTCGTTCAAGTGCTTGAGCCAGAAAGCCCTGGCCTGCACCAGCAATTCGGGCGCTTCCCATTTGCCTCGAATCTGGTCGAGCTTCACTGCCTGGCCAACAGTCGAGCGTGCCCAACACTGCAGCACTGTCCAGTCGTTGTGGTCGGCAGTCTTTTGGGCCGTGTCCACGGTCAAGAAGCGAAACTCGAGCTGCGGAGTGCTAGACCAGAACTTGAACCATTCGGTGTTGATGATGCCGCCGCCTCTGGGTGCTGGCCGCTGTTGCAACTGTCCGGCTGTGCCGTAGGTGCCTAATGTTTTCTCCAGCTCGGCCACCTGGGCTTCACCAAAGCGCTCGGGGAACATCAGCTCACCTTCCTTGGTGCGTGGGTCTGTCCAGCCAATGCTGGTGGTGCAGCGAAAGGCAGGCTCAAAGCGCATCGGGATGTTCAGGTGCACATACGGCAGACCCATTTCCTTGATGACGCCGGAGATGTCTTTCTCGTTCAGGCGCTGCATGATCACCACAATGGCGGACTTTTCGGAGTTGACACGGGTCGGCAGGGTTTCGGTGAAGGCGATCTTGGCCGCTTCGAGTTTGGCCTGGCTGTTTGCGTTGTCGGCGCTGATCGGGTCGTCAAGGATAACCCTGTCGCCGCGAACTCCGGTCATGCTGGTGAATGCTCGGGCCTGCCGGATGCCCTTCTTGGTGTTTCCAAATTCACGCTTTCCGTCCAGATCGGCCAGCAGCTCAATGGGCCAGAGCTGCTGATACCACTCGGACTTGATCAGGTCGCGGCAGCGTCGGCTGTCCCGGATGGCCAGCTGCTCTTCGTGGGCCGTTCCGACAAAGCGCATCTCGGGCATATCCTGAGGCCCCCATTCCCAGGCTGGCCAGATCACGCCAGTCAGCAGGGACTTCATGGAGCCGGGTGGCACGTTCATCAGCAGACGGTTGATGTCGCCCTTGGTCACGGCCTCAAGATGAAGGCAGATGGCGTCGAGCGCCCAGCCCCACTTAAGCTCGGCAGCCGGTTCAAGCACGCGCCAGGCACGCTTGGCAAACTCGGCCAGGCTGCGCCTGCAAAGCTCGCGCTCGACGGCCAGCAGGTCAGCTTCTGTCAGTAGCATCGTCTGCAAGCGCTTCGCTCAGGTTCGGTCGAAATACAACTACGGCGCTCGGAAATGGAGCACTGTTTTTTGACCCACCAAATTTCAGTCTGCCTTTTATGAAAAACACTTCAGCTTTTTCGCAGTAGTCATGCCACCATCTGGTGTCAACTCTTGCTGGCAACAAACACACAACAGTCGCTCCATTTTGTTTTGCGCTCAAGTGTGCCTTCTCAACCCATGCGGAAATTTCTTTTCCGTATGGTGGGTTCATCCACAATGTCCCAATCCATTCTTGCTCAAGGCCATTTTGTTCAGGCGTGAAATAAATTGGACACTTTGCATTTTCTGGCAATGCGCAAACATCAATCTCAAACTTGAAAACACGGTTCAGTTTGTCAAAAAATGATTGAGGCGTAGCCCACAAGTCTGTTTTGCTACTGAACATCAGTTCATTGTTCATTTGCATCCTTCGCCGCGATGATCTGCGCCAGCACGTCTGTGGATAACTTCGAGGCGTCAATGGTCTGCACTTGCAGCGGGTTTTCCTTGTCGCCTGCCAACTCCAGCCGATCTCCGTACTTTTTCGGGGCCAGCTTGGACAGCAGCCACTTTCGGCTGTCCACTTGCAGTTTGCGCTGCTGGATGGCCTGCCAGTCGCGCTTTCCGTCTCCAGTCTCAGGGACATCGCTGTCAGATAGCTCCATCACCTCGTTGGCGATGCGCTCGATCAAGTCCTCGCGTGCGTGCGCGTAGCTTTCAGCAAGTTTCGCGTCAGAATCAACCCAAAGGTTGAACGTGCTTTGTGGAACTCCTGCGGCTTGGCAAGCCTTGAAAGCGCTCAGGCCGTCTCGCATCCCTTGTAGGACGGCTTGGCAGATGGCGTCCTTGTCTCGCTCTGGCTTGGCTGGCTTTTCAGGCTTTGTCGCCTTCTTTGTGGCCATTAGAACTTCCCGCCGGACTGGTAAGTGGTGCAGGTGACGCTTCCGTCAGCGTTTCGCACGCAGCGGGTGACGGTGTTGGCTTGGGCTGCAAATGAAAGCAGCAATGCGATTGTGAATAGGGTTTTCACGGGGTACTCCTTTTGATAATGGTTTGATTCTACGTTATTGCAATATTTTTTTGCAAATCAATTAGCTGACCGTTTCGCGCTTCTTCACTGAGGACGCTGCCGCCCGATAATATTTGGCCAGTTCGATCAGGCCTTCGTGTGAATATTTGCGCACCGTGTTGTCGCGCTCAATGCTTTCCACGGCTTGCAGGCCGATTCTTTCGACCAGGCGCTGGCGGTATTCCACATGGTTTCCGGCCAAATAGTTGTTGCAGTGCTTGCATTGGCCGTGACAGTTGTCCTCCACAAACCTCATGTGCGGTGCGCTACCAACTGATCGGTAGTGTCCGGCATCGTAGGTGTTCGGCTCGTTGCTCAGTGGCGTGCCGCAGGAAATGCAGGGTTTACCCGCATCTCTTGCCCGGATGAAGGAATTGAAAGCTGTCTGCGCTTTCTTGGTGAGCTGGGGCTTCGTTTGCATTGCGTCCAGCTTCTGGCGGGTTTCCTTGCGATCTTTGGCTTGTTCCTTAGCTTGGGCCTTGTCTGTGGCTTTCCTGGCCAGCACAAGGGCGCATGGTGGGCTGCATACCGTTTGCAGTGGTCTGGTCTTGGTGTAGGCGCACTTGCAGACCTTGCACTTGGCTGGTTTGGTCATTTTGCCTCGATCTCATAATCGTGAAACACAGCGCCCAGGCTGGCATCGCCAACTTTGCAAGCCTTGACCCAGACGTTTTTTCCGCTGGCCAGTCTGCGAATGTGGCCGCGACGGTCGTGCAGCCTGGGGGATGCGTGTGTGCCGCCTTTCGATTCGCCTTTGGCGGTCTTTGGGCCGATCTTGACGGTGCTCCAATCGTAGGTCGGCATTTTGCCTGCAGCGATTTTGCGCCTGTTCGTGAAGGTGTTGTTTATCACGGGCTGATAACACTCGCAGCCGGTGTCCATGCTTTCCAGCCACTTGGACATGGTGGCCAGCATGATCTCTGCCACATCTCTTGGCAGGTCTTGGCCTTCATCGACCGGTCCGTACTTGATTTGGCCATCCACAATGGCGTAAACCATCAGAGGGAAGGTGGTGTATTTTCCAGGCTGTCCCTTGCTCAGATCGAGCACGATGCCTTCCTCTGGATCGTCTCCAGCAACAAGCATCATCATCTCGTAACGCTCATGGCTTGAGGTTTGGCCAGCCCAGAGCACCAGGTTTTTCTCAAACGGTGGCCGGTGGGTGGTTAAGTTGTCGATCTTGATGCCGGTGGACAGGTCAGCGCCTGAAATGTCAAACCACTGCATTTCGGTCGGGTCAAAGCCGGATGCAATGACCGACTTCATGATGGAGCGAACGTGGGCTGTTGTCATGATGCGTACCCGTCTGAAATGACTTTGGCCTTAGCCTCCTCCAGCATCCCGATCAGGGTGAGTCGGTCTGGTGTTGAAGAGGTCTTGATTTTGAACTGGCCTTTGTCGTACCAGAATGACAGCACTATGGCTGTGTCCGGTTCTTCGTCAATGGCTTCGTTCAGGACCATCTTGGCGTTTACCTTGTGGTGGCTTGGTATGGTCAGGGTTTTGAGTTTGCTCATTTTGTCTCCTTGGTCTTTGCAACAAACTTCGTTGGTGGCAGCTTTCCATTGATGACAGCACATCCACCACACCTTGCAAGCACACTGATGGCTGGTGACTGGGGCGCGTTGCACTGTTTGCAATAGTCAGCGGCTGTCATGTGTTACCCCTTGCTCGGATTGAATCGGCGCAACATTTCAGCAGGGTTGCGCAAAACATCTGCATTTGAGGCTCTCCAGCCAAACCGGACAGATCAACGCCGTACCCAAAAAACTTAATAATCGCCTCTCGTTCAGCATCCACACCTTCCTGATACCAACGGGCTTTGCTGTTAGTGTGGGTGCGCTCTTCTACCAATGCTGCAAAGCGTCCAAGGTCATCAGTGTTAACCCTGAATACACCTTCAACTTCAGTTTCTGGAAGTCCTTGTTCACGCGCCATGCTGATGATGTCTTCTCGTGTCATAAAAACCACCTTTTAATGTGCACCCAGACAATTGCAGCAATCGTGAACCATGCGCCGATGCCTGCAATCCCAAGCCAAACCAAAGCCCAAATGCCTGCCTTGTCTGCCTCTGTAAGTTTCATGTGATCTCTCCAGTCTCTGGGTCAACGTACTCAGGCGCTGTGAAGCGCACGCCCTGCTGCGCACCGAAGGCCTCAATCAAGTCCTGCAGCTCGCTCATCTCTGACTTGGTCATCTTGCTGGTGGACTTGCCGAGCACGACAAAGCCGCCATCGATGCCAGGCACGACGTCCTGTTTGGATAGGCTGGCCGTGAAAACGTGTTTCCATTCCTCTGGCGTCAGCTTGCGCCCGTACCAGTTAACTTGCTTTGAAACGTCTGTCAGCATGGCCCACATCCTTGCATTGGCTTGCAGACTGCGGGTTTCGGACTTCACTTCCACGGTCATCCGGTGGCCAGCCATGATTGCGGCCTTGATTGCTGGCCAGATGGTTTGCGTCAGGGCTTTGTGTGCCTGGACTGGCTCGAACATGGTCATGGTAAGACGGTTCATTTGTGCCCTCTTTGCATTGCCTTCACCCAGCATTGGGCACAGTGCCACTTTTGTCGAACCTCAACACCACCTCTAGGTTCTTTGGCTAGTTTGCACAGGTCACACTCGCGCAGTTTTTGCGCCCTTGCTGTTTCATCAACAATTCGAGATAGATTGCTCATAAACCATTCCTCACTGCGATCCAGCACTCGTCGAGGCTGAGGGGGGTTTCGTCAATGCCTGGCGCACGGATTCCAAGATGCGATCCCGGCCAGGATTGTCTGGGAAGCGCTCGATGGCCGCCAACATGGATGCAGCCAGGCGCTTGTCTGGCCTGGTGCTGATGACCAGCCTGGAGCAGCACTCCACGCATCTGAACGAATACGCCCCACTGTGCGGCTGTTGTCTCGATAATTCGCATTGTTTGCATGTCATGCCTCGCCCTTGTATTGCCTGCGAAGTTCTGCCAGTTTTGCCAGTGCGATTCTTTTGTTTCGCTCAATCTCGTCTTTTTCTTTTTGTGTCAGTTGCTTTTCGATGGACATGACTGGTTTTCTTGGGATTGCAGGGCCGGTGTTGCAAAGGTTCCGAAATTTGATTGCGCTGGGCACAAACTCGCCGTCCAGCTTCTCAATGGCAAAGTCCATGCTCGGTCTGTAGGTCAGGAAAGATCCGAGTTGTTTTTTCCACTCCTGCCGAACAAAGCCTGGATCAATGCCATCGAAGTGTCGGTTGAATGTAGCCCCAAAGATGGCCATCATCCTGCCAAAGATGTAATCCAGCCCTTGGTCTGGTGTGCAGAAATCAGTTTCCGAGTAGGTTGACATGGTTGTCACCTCCGATAAGTCCACGGGTCAGGCCAGAGGCCACGCGCTGGTTCATTTGCCCGGTCTGGCTCAGGTTCTTGTCTGCCACCCAATCGGCTTTGAATGACTGCCAGTTGCGGGTGATGCACTCACGAAGAGCTGCATCCAGTGGCCAGCCTGCTTTGTCTGCCTCTCGTTGGATGCCATCAATAACGGTCTGCGTGACCTGGGCCTTCTTTGCCTTGCGATGTTTTACAAAGTCTTGCCAAACAGAATCAGAAACGCCGTGAGGCGTTGCAACGACAGTTGCTTTTTCTTTTACTGGTTTATGGTTATTGGTTATTGGTTCTTGGTTATTGGTTAGTTGACGTTCGCTGAGCGTCTGCTCAACGTCTGTTGAACGTCCGTTCAATCTGCGTTCAGCAGATGCTTTGCCAGCCTGTGATGCCTTCTCTGACTTGAGCTTGAAGTGCTGAATTTCCCTATCTGCACGGTAGTTTGTCCAGCAGTCCTCTTCGTCCTGGGTGAAAAAAGACCTTAAAACATAGTCCACTTCCGCCTCATGACCACGCATTCCGATCATCCGTGCAACAGTCGTTGAGCATCCGTTCAACGGTCGTTCAGCAAGGTAATACTCATCAAGAAGTCGCCTGTATGCGAGATCCTCCAGAAGGTTCAAGCCCTTTGTGTGGCTGGCGTAATCGCCAATATTGAATGTGTAGTAGTGCAATTTTTGCTCCGCATCACTCCCAAGAAAAGACTTACGGCAGGCGGGGAGTTCGCTTTTCGAGTGGGTAGCTACTCCCACACTAGCCGGGTCTTGCATCAATTTACCTTAGACGAGAACGTCATTCAAGGACTTTCGAAAGGCCGTGCCGAACTTCTTTTCCAGCACTGGCCGCCATTTGTGAGCCACGCCATTAACCCTCCACATCTGCACAGCTGGGCCGCTAGGCACGCCTAGAGCCTTTGCCAGTTTGGAGTAGCTGCCAGCCTGCTTGTGAGCAAAGGCATAGACCTGGTTGTAATACTGATCGTCTTTTGTCATGAGCTGGACTATATCACGAACTTGCAAGACGCCTAAAAATTTATTTTCGCAAAAAGCTATAAAATTTTGTTTTGTGTTGTATGATTCATTTCACCACAATCAACCACGAAAGGTAAACACGATGGAAATCAAGCAAATAGCAGCAGCTCTGGTGAAAGCCCAGAAAGCATTTGGGCCTGCGCTCAAGTCCTCAAGCAACCCGCACTTTAAAAGCCGCTATGCAGATCTGGCAGCTTGCGTCGAGGCGGTGATGGATTCACTTAACGACAATGGCATTGCCCTGGTGCAACAGACGCACGAATGTGAGGCTGGCGTAATGGTCGAGACTGTCTTTGTCCACGAGTCTGGGGAGATCTTCTCGGCTGGCAAGTTGCATGTTCCAGCGGTCAAGCACGATGCCCAAGGTTATGGCAGTGCCCTGACCTACGCACGCCGCTACAGCCTGATGGCCGCTTGCGGTATTGCTCCAGAAGATGATGATGGCAACGCTGCCAGCAAGCGCACACCTGCTCCTGTGGCTGGTTATGGCGAATTCGAGGCTGCCACGCTGCCAGCCATGCGTGAGGCCGCCCTGCAAGGTAGTGAGGCACTGGCCGCAGCGTTCCAGGCTTTGCCAAAGTCTGCGCACAAGGCAGCCTTCTGGCAAGCCCAAGGTCCAGCTCTCAAGAAGGCAGCCAAGACAGCAGACACACAAGGAGCAGCAGCATGAGAGTCATCACAGCAGATCAAGGCACCGACGAGTGGAAGCAGGCGCGTGTTGGCGTGCCATCCGGCTCCAAGTTCAGTGACATCATGGCCAAGGGTGGCGGGGCAAGCCGAGCCACTTACCTGACCGCCTTGGCATTGGAGCGCATTACCGGAGTGCGTGAAGAGTTTAAGACCACATTTGCCATGGAGCAGGGCACAGAGCGTGAGCCTTTCGCACGATCGGCATACGAGGCACACACAGGCCAGTTTGTAACCGAGATTGGGTTCTGTATGCACGATACGCTACAGGTCGGGGTAAGTCCTGACGGTCTGGTTGGCGATGTCGGCATGACCGAATACAAGTGCCCGATGCCAAAAACGCACTTGGAATATTTGCGCCTTGAGCCAGGCAAGTGCCCATCGGCTTACCGCTGGCAGGTGCAGGGCCAGCTCTGGGTGGCCGAGCGCGAGTGGTGCGACTTTGTGTCCTACAACCCAGATTTTCCAGAAAATGCCCAGCTCATCATTCGACGGGTGATGCGTGACGAGAAGGCCATCAAGGAACTGGAGGCCGAGGTGGTCAAGTTCCTGGAAGACATTGAGCGCGAGGTTGATTTCATTCAGTCTTACAAGGATGCAGCATGAGCAACACAAACACAGGCGGGTCAGCGTTTCCATTTACTGACTATGACAGCCACGGCGATGTTATGGATATTCATTCGGGCATGACCCTGCGCGACTACTTTGCTGCCAATGCAATGCAGGCGATCATCACAAATTCAGACCAAGCAAGTATTGCCATTGATGAGGTTGGTGGTTGGGTTGGTAAATACGCATATGAGGTGGCCGACTCCATGTTGAAAGCGAGGTCGGCATGAACGGGCGCGACTTGCGCGACGCTGGCCTGGCGCTGGTTGCCATGGGCCGCGAGGACTGGCTGGCTTATGCCAGATCGGTTGCGGTCGAGGTGGCCGAGGCCACTGGCCAAGTCACCATCAACGAGGTTAGGGAGCGTGTGGAGCTGCCTGCCGATTACCACCCCAACACATGGGGCGCGGTCTTGAAGGGTGACACCTTTGAGGCAATTGGATACTGTCAAGCAACCCACCCATCGGCCCACGCTCGGGTTGTTCGGGTTTACAAACTGAAGGGGCAAGCATGAAATCTTATCAAATTGAATTTATTCGAACTTCATACACAACTATTTGCGTAGATGCTGAATCCAAGGAAGAAGCCGAGATTCTTGCTTGGAAAAAAATTGAGCTTGGTACAGACGTAAACGATTCACATTGGGATATTTATTCAACAGAGGAGCAATCATGAAAGCACAAGGACTGGCACGCATCGGCAAAGACGCTGAGGTGCGATTTACACCGGGTGGCACGGCTGTGGCCAACGTCACCCTGGCATTTACCTATGGCAAGAAGGGTGAGGACGGCAAGCGCCCGACGCAGTGGGTTGATGCCTCGATCTGGGGCCAGCGTGCCGAGCCGATGGCGCCTTACCTGACAAAAGGCAAGCAGATCGTGGCGTACCTGGAAGATGTGCACCTCCAGACCTACACAAAAAACGATGGAACAACGAACGCCAAGATGGTTGCACGCCTAGCCGACTTTGAGTTTGTATCCGAAGGTTCTGGTGATGGCCAACGGGCTGCGCCAGCACAACGGCAGGCACTAGCACCGCGGCAAGCTCCAGCACCACAAGGTTCTGGGTTTGATGACATGAACGATGACATTCCTTTTTGATGGAGAAAACAATGAGCACACGCATTTACCTGGTCACCGATGTGGAGACCAACAAGCACCGCCTGATCCGCGCAAGCAACCAAGCGCAGGCGATCAAGTACGCCGCCCAGACCCGTTTTGACATCGAGGTGGCTGGCCAGGATGATCTGGTGAGCCTGCTGACTGGTGGCACGGCCATCGAGCTGGCTGGCGCTGGTGCGACGATGGACATGTTTGAGGAAGCGATCTCCAACGCTGGGGAGACTGACTGATGGCCACCGACAAGATCAAAGACCGCTACATGACGTTGCGGCTGCCTGCGGATGTGGAGATCGAGCTGCGAAAGATGGCCGAGGAGAACACCCGCACGCTGGCCGCGCAGATCCTGCATTGCATCAAGTTGGAGCTGGCACGCCAGTCTGATAAGGTGAAAGCATGACCAAGCCTGACCAATACGCAAGCGAAGCGGAAACGCTGTCGTTGTTGCAGCGCGACAAGCGCAGCATGGCCGAAATCACCGTCGATCGGATGGTGGACGAGCTGGGAGCCTGGGAGCAAGGGGCCGAGCCTTTTGTGGTGGCGCGACAGATTGCTGTGGCTTTGCTGGAAGAAGTGCAGACCAGCAACTACAAGCGCACCGAGGCCTGGTTGAAGGCCTGCGGCAAAGAGCCTGGCGCTGAGGATCTGTCTGTGCAGATTGGCTGCCACCTGGAGGAGTTCTGCGAGTTCCTGGGGGCGCTGCGGAGTGACTCTGAGGGCTACGGCAAGTTGCTGGAGCGCACGCGCACCGATCTGGAGTGGTTCGCTGGCAAGTTGAAGCGCCGTGAGCAGTTCGTCTACATCCCGGTGCACCTGCGGATTGATGCCCTGGATGCCCTGTGTGATACCGAGGTCACTGGCAATGGCGTGGCTTACCTGGCCGGCATGAACAAGCCAGGGGCTGATCGTGCTGTGCTGGACTCGAACGACGCCAAGCTGGTCGATGGCAAGCCGGTGATTCTCGAAGGCGGGAAGATCGGCAAGCCGGAGGGCTGGAAAGCGCCAGATATTCGGGGGTTTGTGTGAGGAAGGCCGGGAAGAAACGCCCGGCCCAAAGGCCGAAGCACTACACGATTCTCGACGAGATGATGGCCAGCCCGACCGATCCGCTGCCGGTGGAGTACCGCACGCACCAGCTCACGCGCATGTACGAAGGGCTGGCCGCCATGGAAAAAGCGCCAAGCCCCACGACTGACGACTGGCGGGTGGTGTCGGATGCGGTCAACCTGATGGAGACCCTGATCGAGACCATGCAGGTGTGCGAGGACAGTTCTGGCCTGCTGATGGATGCCATCACCGCGATGGCCCATGCTGGCCGCCGCAACACTGCCGGGGGCGCGATCCGGCTGGATGGTGCTGGCATCCAGGCCGTGCGTGCTGTGCTGGAGGATTACGCCGCGCTGCTGGATGTGCTGCCTGCACGCACCATGATTCGTTGCCACCGCCTGACTGAAAAACGCCTTCATGAGCTGCTGGATGGGAAGCGCAAGCCGCATGATGTGGAGATCACTGCGATCTAAGGGTTTGTCCTAAGTTGGAGATTGTGGGAAATAGTGTGGTAAGATGTGGGCATCGCAACAACCAAACCGGAGTAACCGACATGGCACACCAAATGCACCTCAACAAATCAGGCAGTGGCTTCACCAGCCGCACTGCTTGTGGCCGCAACATTTTGCGCACCCCAATGAGTACCGATTGGGAAAACTTCAAGATGGAAGCGCTTGCATACCGCTGCATTAAGTGCATTGCAAGCAAGCAGTTTGAAGTCAACACGCGCATGGACGCACGCAAGGCAGCAGCTTAATCAACCGGGGCCACTGGCCCCATCTTTAGGAGAAAACGACATGAAGAACAACACAACACCTCGTAACTTTGCAGACTGCACCTGGGTGCAGGAATATGGCCGCCTAGAGCCGCTTTGGGAGCGTGTGGCTGGTTATGCCTTGGCTTTCGCAATTGGTGTCGGCATGGCCGCATTGCTGGTGGCATGGTGGTCGTCATGAGCTGCATGAACACCATGATGATGCACGCCCGTCAAGATGACGAAGATCGGGCCGAGCGCCTGGAGTTTGCGATTGAGGCGCGAGCTGCTGAACTGCTGATGCATGGCGAAGCGTGTGACCCGCTGGACGGCTTCAATATCTGCGAGGCTTATGGCGAAGCAACCACCAACGAAAAGATGGTCATGGCCAAGATGCTGGCCGAGCGTAAGTTTGACCAGGCTGGGATCTTGCTGGACATGATCACCAGGGCGTATTGGGAAAAGATGGCCGACGAGATGGCCACAAGGGAGCTGACATGATTCGTGAAATGTACATCTGGGTGCGAAACGCCTATGCCACACCGAGTGCCGAGTCGCTGGCACTGCGTGAACTGGAGGAGGCCAAACGCAGCCTGCTGGAGACTCAATCAGCGCGTGAGTACGCCGACAGCATGTGCAAGTACCGCGAGGCCCAGATCAAGCGTCTGACGGCCTATCTGCACAAAGCGACTGAGGTGGACGCATGAGAACAACCATTGAAATGGCCCGTGAAGCTGCGGGTGACGACTGGGGATTGTTTCAGGAGTTCATGCCTGAGATACACAGACTGGCAGAGCTTGTCCGTGCTGACGAGAGAGCAAGGATGGCACAGCAGCCAGCACAGCAGGAGCCTGTGGCGACTTTGTTTGGCAGCCTCCCCGTGTATGACACATCCCCACCAGCACAGCGCACATGGGTTGGGCTGACGGATGAGGAAGCTGAAAAATGCCGCCGAGGGACATGGCAGGCAACCTTCCGAGCCATCGGCGATTTGCTACGCGAAAAGAATGGAGGAAAAGCATGACAGATCAACTCGAACGAGACATTCGTCACGTCTTGTACAGCAACACGGGGCCGCTTGACCGCGACGAGGTAGGAATGCTTTTGCTGGGGCTTCTTGATCGTATTCAAGCCATCGAAGCCAAACTCAAGGAGAAGAACACATGAGCGACTGCCAACACCGCTGGGAACCCGTCGAAGGTCAACCACTTTACAAGTGCGCCCGGTGCAACGCTTTCATGAGGATCGTGAAGTAAATTGGATCATTCTGATGGAGAAGCAATGAAAGACAGATATATCCTGATCGCCCTTATGCTGATGTCTGCGCTCACATCGGCCTTAGTGCTGTGGCTGGTGTGGGCTGGTGTTGGTTACTTGATGGCCATGCTATGAGCGACCAACACACATTTGTGCGCGTGGCCAAGGTGGGGCAACGTGTGCCTGGGCCTGAGCTGCTGCCGCCGAGTGCATGGCGTCACCAGCTCAGGTGTTTGGCGTATTGGGTACTTATGGCCGTGATCGGCCTGATCGTGTGGCCAATGCTGGCTTACTTGGTGCTACGTTTGTCGTAAACCGACCAGCCAACGCCAGCCAAGGCGGAAGCACCGCTAATAACGGCATCAATGGTTCCGCCGTCGATGCCGTATTTCATAGCAAAACCGCCAGCCAATGCGGTCAAAATGTGGCGCACTAAAGCTTGAATGATTGTGGCGTTCATGGGTGTGTTTTCCTTGGTAGTTGAAAGTGGGGGCCGTCTTTGAAGTTGCGCCAATCTCCGCCCCACTCGATTGGCACATTCACCTGCTTGGATGCGTCTTTCATGGCTGCTGCGATCTTGTGATACAAAGGCCAGTCCCAGCGCACTTCATCACCAACCCAGGCCCCGAGATCGACCGCATGGCCTGTGATGTGCCTGCTGTTGAGTGTCTGGCTGGCCCCGATCTCCACCAGTGCCTTCTGGCGCTCTGGAGAGCGCAAGCCCTCTAGCACGGTGAAGTCCACGGTCGTGATCTCGATGGCACGCTCTACAACCTTCACCAGATCTGGATGCACGCCTTTGAGCCGTTGCTTTGACCTGGGACCAAGTTGGTACATGCTGAGATCTTATTTGGCGACGTAGTGCATGATGACAACTGGACGGCCTCGACCGCCATGGCTGACGGTACGCACCTGCTCAACAGGAAGAACAGATAGATGCTGGACGACTTCCTGCTTGGAGAGTCCTGTCGCGTCGGCCAGGTCTTTGACAGTCCTGGGATTCTCGCGAACCATCTGCATGATCTGTTCTTGCATTAGTGGCCTTTGACCCAGCTCAGGGCAAAGCCCACGGCGCTGGAGATGAAGGAGACAAAAGCCATGCCAGCCCAGAAACCGCCACGGCCCTGGTTGGCCATGGCCACAAGTTTCTCGACGTTGGACTCCATTTTGTCCATCTTGCTGGACATCTCATCGAAACGGCGCTCGTAATTCTGAACGCGCTCCCACAAGACTCCATATTTCACTGGGTCGATCTCGGCCATGTCTGCTGTTTCCATGATTCAGGTCACCTGATTTTAATCATTTGGTTTCTGTTTGCAACAGATCAAATGCCTTCGCCTGGCGTTACATAAACAGTATTGGCCGCTGCTGCAAGACCGCTGAAGAAGGTGTCGTTGTTGAAGCGCAAGATCTCAACAGCGCCAGGAACTAGGACGATAGCATCTGAAGGTGTGCCAGCAACTGGAGCCACCGCAGCGGCCTGGGCCAGTGCAGCTGTTGGGCCTGCGCCCAAGAACACGGTGTTCGTGCCTGCGTTCACAAAGCGGTACTGGCCTGTGGCTTGTGGGTTGAACTTCTCATAGACAGGAGCTTGCACGCCGGTGGGCGCTGTGCCTGCCGCTGCGATTGCAACGGTCTTGCCTTGTGGGTTGAATGCGATTTGTGAATTGGTGGCCATGATTGCTCCTGGAGTTAAACGCCGAGATTACCGGCTGCGATGAAGGTGTTGGCGACGGGCGCAAACAGCGAGATGATGGCGTATTGTCCCATCGTACTCAAGAGGCCTGAATACGATTGCAGGGTCTGGCCACCGGCTGCCACTGTGACTTTGCCTGCGCCACCTTGGATGATGGTGCAAGAAAATGCAGCGCCAAGACCGGCGGCGCAGGTGATGGTGGTAGCAGATCCGCTGGTGCAATAAATCACTTTTCCGTTGTCCGCAGCAGATAGGGTGCGCGATGTGCCTGAGACTGTGATGATACCGTCGGGGCTGAGGATGAAGGCTGGCGAAGAGCCAGGAAGAAAAGAAACGGATTTCAACATGGTTTTTTCCTTGGTGCTTTTGTCAAGTATCAGGTTTTAGAGAACGCCACAACTTCAGCGTTGGTGAGTCTTTGTGGATAGTAAAAAACCTTGCCAATGCAGCCGTTTAACAAACTTGCGCTGGCGTTGGTGCTGCTTCCAAAATAAAGTCTGTCGACAGTGGGCACGTTGCTTGAGGTATCTGTGCCAGCAGTGTTGGCATTTATGCTGCTGGCAAAGTTATTCAGTTTGTATGTGCCGCAAACTCGCCGTCTTTGATTTGCGGCTGCACTAAGACTAACTCCGTTGTTTGTTGAAAGAGTAGCTGAACCACCTACAGTTCCGGTTAAAAATCCACCAATTCCAGCAGATGGGCCTATGCCTGTTGCGCCAACAATTTCCATGAAATTGCTTGTCGTGTTGTCGCTCACGGCCAAGGGACGCGAGTTAAAGATTTTCTGACCGTAGGTGAACTCCACAACAAAAGCACCTTCGGATGCGTTAAACCAACTGCTGAAGTTGGTTCCGGTCATCGAGGCAGAGTCTACGTTGCGTGTGGTAGAACCAACAGTAGGAATGAAGCTGGTTGCAAACAAACCCACTTCAAACTGAGCATATTGCACAGTGCCAGAAACAGTGAGGGTCAACGTACCGGCAGAAGGAGTGAATGTCAGTGTCGTTCTTGTGGGATATGCGCCGGTTCCTGTGACCGTTGCGGAATACGCTCCGCTCAAGACAATTTGACCTGTTCCATAAAACGACAGTGTGTAGACTTGTGCTGTAACTGACAAGGATTGAGTGGCAAGGCTTGTCCCATTGATCAAACTGTTGACCAAAAAATTTGTTTTGGCTTCTTCAAGCAACAAACCTTTGCAGAGCAGTGTGACCGGATCGTAGTCAAACCTGGGCAGGTTGGCATTGATTGCAGTAATCACGCCAGCACTGTTGATGTACGTGGCGGTGTTGCCCGATCTGGTGAATGTCACTCGCGGGTCCAAGGTGGCCGTGGTGAAGTCAATCGCCATGCTGGGCAGCACACGCTCAGTGGCCGTTAAGCCGTAAGCTGGTGTAATCATGTTTGAGTTCCCACAACAGTGCCATCAGTGTCAGAGGCTGGTGTTCCAGACTTGATGCGCAGATCACCAGTGGCATCAACCCAGAAGTTGTACGCACCGAGTCTTGTCAAGTTACCGTTCCATGCGCCATTGCCGTTCTTAATCAACTGGCCGTTGATGGTGAAAATGGAATCGCCGTAATCGCCAGTGATGCTGTAACCACCATCAAGACCTTGGTCTTGGTTGTACTGGTTCATGATCGTTGCGCTGATGATCGACTTGCCGTTTGGCGCGGTCAAGTTACCAGTGCCAAAGTTCGTCGCTGGATCAAGCGGGGCTGGATAGAGCCTGCGGGCCTGGAAGACGAACCCAACAGCGTTGCTGGTCGTTGCGTAGTTAATCTGCAAAGGCGTGAAGTCAGCGCCGCCAGAATTGTCGTTAATCTTGTAGAACGGGCCTGCTGTGATGCCGGAAATGTTGCCGTACAGTGGCGTAGACACCAGCACCTGAAAAGCTCGTGTCTGACGAGGGAATCCTTCTTTTGATCGAAGATCGTCCGAGGCGATGCGGATGTTGGTGTCCCAGTAGTTTCGCAACATCATGCCGGGGCGTCGGTACGCATCTTGAACTGGCGCTGGTTGAGTTGTGTCAACGCCGCCGTTTCCATCAACAACAGCGTCAAGGATGCCACCACGGAATTGGTTAAATTCCAAGCCAACAACGATGCCAACAGACGCATTTTCTTGCGCTTCAATGCTACCCATGAAGTTGGGGCCACCCAGTTGCACTGCGCCAAAATCATAAGCCAGTGTTGACTGGTTCGGAACCATTAATGAGATGGTTTGTGTATATGTAGAGCGCAAATTCAAGCGGTTGCACAAATACACCTTGATGTTGTCAAATTGAATGTTTGCACCAACAAGGATTAACCCACGGGCCATTGCATTGGCGATGTAGAGGTTTGTCAGCTTGCTGTCTGTCGTATTGGTTAAATTAGCGCCAATGCCATCCAACATTTCAATGGTGACGTTATCAACAACAAAGTTCCACTGTGCGTAGTTTGATGGGTTGTTGATGACGATACCATTACCGCCTGTCAGCAAATGACCACCAGTGTCGTTTGTAATGTCTGCGCGGGAATAGTTAGAGTTGACGCCGTAAGTACCGCCTGCTGGAGAAGCTTTGTATCCAGCAAACGTAGAAATTTGCACGTTCTGCAAAGTTCGTTGCATACCCAAGGAAGCGTCC